TGCGTGAACAACCCTTTGGTATGAGACCCTCCAATCAACCCTTTGGTATGAGACCATCTGAACAACCAAATCAGTCTAATAATCAACCCTTTGGAATGCTTGAACAACCCTTTGGTATGAGACCATCTCAACAACCAAACCAGTCTAATAATCAACCCTTTGGAATGCGTGAACAACCCTTTGGTATGAGACCATCCAATCAACCCTTTGGTATGAGACCATCTCAACAACCAAACCAGTCTAATAATCAACCCTTTGGAATGCGTGAACAACCCTTTGGTATGAGACCCTCCAATCAACCCTTTGGTATGAGACCATCTGAACAACCAAACCAGTCTAATAATCAACCCTTTGGAATGCGTGAACAACCCTTTAGTATGAGACCATCTGAACAACCAAACCAGTCTAATAATCAACCCTTTGGAATGCGTGAAAATCAACCTTTTGGTATGAAACCCTCTGAACAACCCTTTGGTATGAAACCCTCTGAACCACCCTTTGGTATGAGACCATCTGAACAACCAAATCCGTCTAAAAATCAACCCTTTGGATTGCGTTAAAATCAATATCCAAATCACTCCCAATATTGTTCCAGCATTAACAATTTGTTCTAGTTACGGTACAAAACTCTACATAGTTGGTTTGATGGAAAGGCAATTAATCACCAAATTATACTTGATTTGCCCTATAAGCATAAGTTCCAAAGTTCGAGCCTAGATGGGATTATATTCCAATAATATAAAAACAAGATATTATTGGAATTCCATCTAGCCGCGTTGACAACAATCGCCTTTATAATGAAAATGGTATCCATCCATGTATATATCACATAATTCACAAGTTTTATTATTTCTTTTCAATACCGAATCCAAGGTATAATGATAATGAAACTTTTCTGGAAATCGTCTACAACAACAGTCATCGGGCATATTTTTAGCAATGTATCCTAGGGATAGTGGATTCTCTTTATTCATGGTAATCTATACTTTAGACAAGATTTAATTTTATAAACTTGAGTTTTTTGTATTTTATTTTGTCAAAATAAGGTATAAAAAAACAATTATTCAATAAAAAACAAACCATGGAAAGTCAAAATAATAATGATTGTAGACCATCCGTTCGTGGTGAAATAAAAAAGGCGCGAAATTCTGGTTATGATTTACATTCTTCTTTATTTGAATTTATTGATAATGCATGTGATACGGATTGTCACCATATAAAAATAGAAATCAAGGAAAAAATGGAGCAAGGAGTCAAAAAACTTTGTAAAATAATCATATCGGATGACTTTGAATTAGGTATAGGTGAATCTGCGTTCCACAAGATATTTTCTTGGACATTTGAACGCGATCGTCAAAATCATGATATTGGAGAATATGGGACAGGTTTCAAGTGTGCCTCTGTTAATATTGCAAATTGTTTGTCCGTCTACACTTTTGACGCTGTTGGGCAAAAATATAGAAAAGCGCTCGCCGATTGGGATGAAATGGAAGAGATGAATCGATGGGATCCAAAAATTTTGGAGATTAATGAGGAATTTTATAGAGATTACCATCCATTCACTAGAGGAACCTCCTTTGTGTTGGAAAACTTGCGCCACGAGTTCTTTCAGAATCAAAAGACTCCTTATTTATTGGCAGAAAATTTATATTATAATATAGGATATCATTACAAGTATTACTTGCAAAAATATGATTACAAGGAAATTTGCATAAAAGGAATCTATTCGGAAGGTAAAATGGAAAAGGTCTTATCGTGCAAGCACAAAGATTGTTTTTATTTTTATTTTGATTATTCGTTGCACACTATTCAAAGTAAAATATTTGTTTATAAAGATCAGGCAAACTTTTACAATTTTTTTATACAAAAATCCGTAAACTTTCGAATTGAGCTCGTGGAATTTGTTGAAAAAAGAAAGAATGGTAATAGTCATTTGAAATGTACTGAAGTAAGTCATCGAATCTTGGCATCCATGACTCTTATTGATGAAATTTTGCTCAAAAGTTGTATATATGCACACGATGAAAACACAATATTATCCTATGGTAATGTTGATGTCATTCAAAATAATCGTATTGTCGGACGCGACATTTGTTTTCGAAGACCTAGAAATGATACCATGGCAGAGTATATTCGTCATGAAATACATTTCGAGTCTAAAAATTTGAATCAAATTATGGGAATTCAATTCAACAAAAAGTCACATCTAACCGATAATGATTTATGTTATTCAATGGAGTATTTACAAACTTATCATGAAAGAGAACTTATTCGTCTAGCCAACAAACCTGTGGAAGTTATTGATCCTGAACCTGTTGTAGCATCTCAAGTTATTGAAATACCAAAAATACAAGATTCGCAATCAGATCTATTGGAAGCATTGGTAGAAAAACTTCAATCGCAAAGTATACAGGAACCACCTATAATTCCAGAATGCGAACAAGAGCTTGAACTACAACCAACAAGTTTGCAAACTCCTATCGCTGTCCGAGAATATAATGTAGAACCTGCGATGGTAGCGACTGAAGAAGAAGCACGATCCAAACGCAAGAATTTTTCATTAGAAACAAAATTACAAATCATTAAAAAACAAGTATGCAGAGATTCCGATTTTGATTTCTTACTACACGACGAAATATTACCTCTCGATTATGATCATATTGAAGACCGCACAAACAATTCGGAGGATAATTGTCAAGCCTTGTGTGTGATTTCGCACGCCATCAAAACACGAAAACCAAACATCTATAAGAAGATTACCAATGACAAGGAATCTTTCATAATAAACTTGTTAAATTGTCTCACAAGCAGTAAAATCTTTTTAAAAATGTACAGAGAAGGAAAAGTTGGTATCTTGTCTATCGAAGATGTACCGCTTTCTTCGGGGATTTTTTTCAAAAATTAATTCTTTTTAATCAATCTCGTCAAAGTGTAGCCACTTGGTGTACCCCAACCCGTGACTAGATCAAAACCTTGTCTTGCAGAATATGCACCATTACTTCCCTGTACAATATCGTGAAAACCAGATTGTAAATTTTTATATAAAATGGGTGTAACAAATCGTCTACCTATATTCTGTCCTGCCAAGTATCCGGCCCAAATAGGAGCCGATAAACTTGTACCTCCGACTACATAATACTGACCATCTAAAGCAACAATGACTCCAGTATTCGGATCTGCATCCGCACTTACATCAGGAATTGCTCTTTTAGAAGATTTCGATAATAAAGGAACATTATTTTGGTAAGATGGTTTGGCAAAATAGGAGGAGAAACCTCCACCAGATCCGCTCCACGACCTTTCGGAAGTTGTTTTAGTACTATAAACTTGCGAAGGACAATTTAATGAAGTACCTCCGCAGGCAAGAACATTGGGAGATGAAGCGGGAAAATCAACATTAAGGCCGGACAATCCATCGGAAGAACCATTATCACCACTAGCCACACAAATAGTAATACCTTTGGCAGCAATCGATGCCAACAAGTTGTTGAAAGTTTTTAATTGTCCAGAAGTAAAAGCTGCCTCTGGTGCACCCCAAGAGCATGAAATTACATTGAAAGGGTGAGTTTTATTATTAGCAGCCGCAGAAAATGCATCCTGAAAGCCTTGCAAAGAATTGGGAGCAAAGTATACATATATATTACTATTAGGAACGATTCCTCCAATCGTTTGAATATCCAAGTCATTTTCTATATCATCGCCAGATCCAGGCGAGTTGGTAGCACCATCTACCGAAACACTATAAACATTAGGTCTTGTGGCTAATCCTAACAAATTCCAATAATTTGTTAGGTCAGATTCTTTATATCCACCACCAAGAGAAATAATCGCAACATTTACTCTATCACTAGTTAAAGGAGTGATTTGATAAATGCTAGATAAAATCGCAGAAGTATAATAAGGATAATAACTAGCATTTGAGCTAGCAAGTCTAGATATGTTCGCCTTGGTAAGCTTTTTAGAGTAGTGTTTAAAAACTATGGGATCAGTCATTTGTATATAGTAAATTTTAATAAATATCAATATTTTGTGTATAGTTTGCAAAGGCTTAATAATTAAAAAACTTTTTGAATTACAAACTTTTTTTTTATTGTGTTATAATAGATAATGTGTAATCAATGCTACTTGCAGAATACCTGCAATTCTTGTACAGATCCTAACCCTAATCTTTGCAATCCTACTTATGACTGCAGTCCTCCATTATGGCAAACTTGGCCTCGTATCGAGATTAAAAGATGCTATTTAGGATGTGGATGTCATGGCCGCAAACATCACAGTGAAACCACTGAAAGCAGCGAAAGCAGCTATAGTCACCAATGCAATCCTTGTCAAAACTTGAACTCTTGTCAAAGTGCTTGTAACAGTTCTTGCAATAATTTGTGCAACAATTATTGCAATCCTTGTCAATATAACCCTTATAGTCAATTCAACCCTTGCTGTGATCCTACTATAGGATTATGTGCCAATGGTAGTTGTGAAGAATTATCATCCAGATAAAAAATTTCTATTCTTATTATAGAAGATGATTGTTACAGTAATTGGAAATGGATTTGTAGGTAAAGCTACCAATTTACTTCATAATGATAATATAATCGTTTGGTTTTACGATATTGTACCCGAACTATGTAATCCGATAAATTTGACTTTTGAAACGATTAATGAGAAGAGTGATATTGTTTTTATTTGTGTACCAACACCAATGAATGTTGATGGATCGTGTAATACAAAAATTGTGGAAAGTGTTTTGAAAAAGTTATTGAATCATCCTTGTGTAATTATTCGTTCCACTGTTCCAATCGGATTTGCTGATAGTCACAATTGTTTTTTCATGCCAGAATTTTTGACGGAAAAGAATTGGCCACAAGATTTTTATAATTGTCCATTGTGGGTGTTTGGTACTCCTCAATATCATTCCAACTTGTCAGATTTTTACACCAAAATAGAATATTTGATGGATTCTGCACACAACTTTGGAAAAATTAAAAGCAAGGATATTTTATTTTGCACCAACAAGGAAGCTGAAATGATTAAATTGGTTCGTAATAATTTTTTATCCACCAAAGTCGTGTTTTTTAATCATATCTGGGATTTGTGTCAAAAATTGGATATCGACTATAAACATGTTATTGAAGGCGTCGGTGCTGATGATCGAATAGGGTTTTCACATACTGCTGTTGACGGGGTTCAGTATCGAGGTTATGGAGGTACTTGCTTTCCAAAGGATACAAATTCACTCTTTCATATTTTACAAGAAAATGATATTGTCGCTCCACTCATTGAAGGAAATTTGTATGCCAATGAATACTTTTTTTGTCAAGATAAAAAATGGCTTTCCATGTATAATCGCGCAATCACAGAATTATCTGGAACGATTATATTGTATGTTGGTACTCATTCGGAATTATGCAGCAAAATGCAAGCCGATTTGCAAAATGGAAATTATGTAATTGCTCTTG